TCTTAGCCCTTATATAGCAGAAAAAAATGCTTTTACTCAGAATCCAGTAGTACGTCTTTACTCTATATACTACCCTGGAGATTGGTATCCCAATAATGAATATGGTAATCCTACAGGAGTAGGGGCTGGGCGTTCTTGGCCTAGTGCTTTTCCTATACGTTTTGCAGAAATAATAGGTGATACTGCTGATGATTTATCTTATGCCGTATCATACGGCGGTACTGACTATATGCCGTTTCCAGTAGATTTATCAGGACTACAACAAGGCTCAGATGGTAAGATAAATGAGCTATCTCTCACAGTTTTTAATGTTGATAATATTATATCATATTTGGTTGAAAACCCTTACTTATCTGGTAACAACATATCCAACTCCGTTGTGGCGCTAGTAAACTCTGAATATTTACACGGCATAGACCCAAGAACTGTGAATGCAGACCCCTCTGATCTAGGCTCTCCAGGAAGTTTAGCCTACGATACTTTAACAAGAGCTCGCGCTAATGGTTTAGTATATGATGAAACTATTACGAGTTATTATGGTAAAGCTAATGCAGCTTTTGATAAAACACAAACAGAATCTGTAGGCGGTGATTGGAGAAGCGATAAAAATGATTCTAGAGATTTACTAGGTGCTGTAGTCGAGATAAAAAGTACCTTTGTTAACTTCTTAGATGTGTGGCCAGAATATAGTTTAATTACAGACGTAGACAGCACTACAGTAAGCGTAAATAATGCTCTACCATACAGGCCTGGAGATAATGTCCGTTCCTCTAAAGGAGAAATTGAGGCTACTATAATTAGTATAGAAAATAACCAAGACTTATACTTATCTAATATGTTAAATATTGGTACATCAGCTGGAGATCCTCTATACATAGTTAATCTAGAAGCAGATGCTGATAGTTATAGCCGGGACGAATTTAAGATTGACCAGTTAGAAGGTTTGAATGAGCATGTTGCTACTTTTAACCTAACTTCTTGGATGCAGTATTTTAAAATTGTAACTCCTAAACGTAAGTACTATAAAAATACTTGTCAATGGAAATACAAAGGTGAAGAATGTCAATATCCTGATAATGGGGTAGGTAGTATACCAGGCTCTACTTTATATGCAAACGGTATGTTTACTGCTGCTGGGGTCTCCACAGAAGACCCTCTTCAAGACGTATGTTCTAAATCTTTTACTTCTTGTAAACTCCGTAATAATGGTGTACATTATGGGGGTTTTCCTGGAACAGGTAGATCAGTGCCTCGTTCATAAAATATATATTTAGGAGAAATACGTGAATAAATACTTAGGTATCCCTCATAATTATAGTAGTATTAACTGCTTAACCCTAGTTCTTAAAGTTTACAAAGATATTTTAGGCATAGACGTAGAGCTACCCTGCTATCCTCAATCAAGAAAATGGATTAATGTATACGACCCTGCTTTCATTGACAGCTGGGCACAAAAGTATTCTACAAAAGTTAGTTTGACACAACTAAAAAAATATGATTTAATAGTATTTAATTACGCTAAATACATTGATCATTTTTCACTATATCTAGAAAATTACAAAATGCTACATGTAAGAGAGAATAGCATGTCCAAAATAGAATCCATGACTTCAGAAGATATACAAAACATTTATGCGTGCTATAGACTAAATGAGTTGGTTTGATAAATATATAGGCATACCTTATAAGTACATGGGTATAAATCCTAAAACAGGATTAGATTGTTTTAATTTATGCTCCTATATACTACAGCAAGAATGTTCCTTTGACATACCCTATAGTTCCTCAGATTTTTGTAATATAGCCGATGATACTTGGTATAATAAAACTAATAAGTCTTTTTTACAGCTTGCAATTAATGAAAGACGTTCAGATTTTTTGTGGGATAAAGTCAGTAATCCTAAGTGTTTTGACGTAATACTAATAAATATAGGTGATACTAATGTTGCTAATCATTGTGCTTTGTATGTAGGAACAAATAAAATAATACATACAATGCAGAATAGGCCCAGCTTTACCTCTCCTTACGGAAACTACTATAAACAATATACTCTAGGAATTTACAGATGGTCAACCTTGTTAAGCTAAAAAATGCAATGAATAAGCATGCTATGGACTCATATCCGTTAGAGTGTGTGGGTATTATTACTAATGATTATGAATATATACCTTGTAAAAACATAAGCAACACTCCTAAGCTTAGTTTCTATTTAGACCCTGCTGCTTTAATAAAATATGATGGAAATATATGGGGTATATTTCACTCACATCCCGGAGATGATAATCCAATACCTAGTAAAGAAGACAAACTGAGCGCAGCTTTTAATCAATACAAATTTATAGTAGGCTTTAATAATAAATTTTATTTATACTGGTTTGAAAAGTCTTTAGACGTTTTATGCTTTGAGCCTTTGAAAGAAGAACATTTTGCTAGTAACTATTAAACCTCATAGTTCCTATAGATTTTTATTTGATGAGCCAAGTTATTCTGTAGATATAAACGTATACTCAGATGTGTTATATTATTTATCTTCTATACACCCAAAGTTTGCTATATACTGTAAACAGCAAGCTCTAGTAGTACAGCAAGAAGACTTTGCTATTGTAGATAAAAATCTAAAAGTAGTAAAAAATGAAGAACTAGCTATAAGAGCAGCAAAAGAAGGCGATACTTTATATATTGTACCTGCTATTACTGGTGGCGGCGGTAAAAGAAATGTACTAATCATGGGATTATTAGCCGCTGCTTTTATATTTTTACCTACATTTGCTCCTGGATTAGCTGAGATCACTTTGTTTGGCTCTGAAATGAATATGGCTATGCTGTCTAAGCAAATAGGTATAAGTTTAGCTATGGGGGCTGCAGCATCGTTATTTGCGCCAGAACCAGAAACACAGGAACAGTCTAGAGAAAGCGGTTTATTTAGTGGTCTTCAGAATACTACGGAAAGCGGCGTACCAGTTGCTTTACACTATGGTATGGTAAGAATAGCTGGGCAAATGCTAAGCGGGTACATAAACACAGTAACACATGGCAAATCTGAAACAGTAACTGTTGAGGGCGAGCTTTATGACTATACCTCTAACCCAAATAACATAACAACTGAGTCACTGTTTGGAGATAGCCCTTAGGCTATTAGAATAGTAAATGGAAATTCTGAATGACAAAATTATACACTAAACATTCTGGTATAACAGTACCTAAAATAACTGGGGCAGGCGGAGGCAGCAAAGGTGGTGGTACAGTATCGCCTAACTCTTTGTTTTCTACTGATGTTTTATTTATTGTTAATGGATTAGGGGAAGGCCCTTTTTATAGAATCAACCCTAACGGGCCTCAGGATATACAAATAGCAAATAGTACTATAGACGATCTAATAAAAATAGATGGTGATGGCTCAGAAGATGTAAATAAATTTAAAACTACTGCTGCTTATGGTACAACCACGCAAGACCCTCTACCTTCTTTTGGGGATGTAGTAGTTTCTCCACAAGTATTTGCTAGTGCAGTAAAATTAAAAAAAGGAAACATAGATGGTGTTCCGTCTTCTAGTGTAACTTTGCAAGAAACTAGTTCTAGTGCTTGGGATGCTTTACGTTTTAACTTTGTAGTAGATAGGCTATTTAAAGGTGATGAAAAAGGTAACGTAAAACCACACTCAATTAACTTAAGAATTCAAATTTTTGATTATCTAGGAGCAGTTACTATATCTGATAGTAGCTATACTATCCAAGGTAAAACAGACACTTCGTATAAGCTAACTATACAATATAATATTGCTTCAGAATTTTTATCTGAAGATGGTTATAGATTTAGCATAACTAAGACAAGTGATGAAAGTGATGACTCAAAGATTGAAGATTCTATCGTCTTACAGGGTTGGGATGAAGTACAAAATACGCCTCAAGCATATCCTAGAACAGCTTTAATAGGCTATGCTATAAAAGCAGCGGACGAACATACAGGAGGTGTACCTAGCTTTACCAGTCTAGCTAAAGCCTTGATAGTTAAAGTCCCTTCTAACTATAATCAGCCTATTTTAGAATCTGGAGAAATTGACTGGAGGCAGCTAGAAGTAGGTGTTTCTAACAGAACTACTTATGGGTATAGGCTACAACAATCCGGTACTAATATTCTATACTCTGAAAACCCGTGCTTATATACCGGTACTTGGGACGGTACCTTTGTATATAGTTGGACCCAAAATCCTGTATGGATTTTATATGATATATTAACTAACAAAACTTACGGACTAGGTATTGAAGAAAATCTTATAGATAAATACAAATTTTATCAGGTAGGTCAATACTGCGATTCTTGTAATTATAACGGTATATATACAGGTGTTTCTGGACTTTCAGACGGATCATTTAGGTATAAGCCTTTATCCACTTTTACGTCAGTTAAAGAAAACCAAATCGGGCTAGCTAAAGGTACTCCTATAGACGAACGCCGTTTTATATTAGATGTGAGTATTGACAAACAAAGCAAAAGTATAGATTCGTTAAATAAGCTATCCGCTACTTTTAGGTCTATGTTAGTGTACTCAGGAGGTAAAATTACCTTAGCTTCTGACATACCAGATGAATACCCAGTAATGTTATTTAACGATGCTACTATAAAACAAGGAACTTTTAAAGTATCGGGAACAAAAGAGAGTAGTATACTAACTGGTGTAGATGTTACTTATCTAGACCCAACTAATCACTTTAAAAGAGAAGTAGTTAGGATAGACTCTTCAGAGGCTAATGATGGTTCAGAGATTACTGCAATAGAAAATATAGCTTCTATAGATATGCCAGGCGTTACAAGACGCAGTCAAGCTATGAGAGCTGGTCAGTACCATATAGCGTCGTCTAAGTATTTAAAAAGAAATATAACATTTGAAACTAGTACAGATGCTTTAAGCTTGAGTCCTGGGGATGTTATAGCTGTGTCATCAAAAAGTTCTGGAGTTGAATACGGTTTTAGTGGCAGAGTTGTGGCCAACTCTGCTATCAGTAATAGTTCAGACACTAACGTTACTATTGAACACTTTACAGTACCTGCTATAAGTAGTAACCTATTTACTGCTAATAATAACCCTCTTGCAATGCGAGTAATTAAACTTAACTCTGACAGAGTAGACCTCTATATAGCTAGTAATACTAACTACGGTTTATTCTCTACGGGTAATACTAGTAGTAGTGTTGATATGGCTAATGTATCTTTGACAGGCGTATTTGATCCTATAACTAAAAGTATAAAACCGCTAACAGCCGGATTTTATGCTAATAACGCCCCTAGTGCTGGAGACTTATGGAGTTTTGGTGAATTTGAGAACCCAGGTAACTATTTTAGTAATAAATCAGATAAACTATTCAAAGTTACTAATTTAAATAGAGACCCTAAAGATCACTCAATTACTGTGTCTGCTATCGAGTACATATCAAATGTATATGTTGACTCTGATACTTTTATCAACTACGAACCTACTGCTTACATTGATGTAACTAGTCCTTTTAGCACGCCTCCAGCACCTAACTTTACTTTTACTGCTCGTCCTAGAGCTGAGATAGATGGGTCAGTAACTGTAGACGGAGTACTTGAGACAAGTACAGAAAAGCTAAACTACGGTCAGCAATTCTCTACTGAGTACTATATATCTTTTCCAGACAATACAACTATATTAACTAGCATAAATAATACTGAGCCACTTACTATATCTGCACTTGATTACTCTTTCTTGTCTAATGGGGAAAGCACTGCTACTATTACAGGTAAGAGCGGTTTTACTTCTGATGTTGGAGTAATTCGCTTATTATGTAATAACGTGTCTGTAATTAACTTAGACCAGATAAAATTAACTATCGAAGGTCTGAGTAGTTGTTATGATAATAACTTCGATCAGCACGTGCTAGAAGTAAATGATGGTCAAATACCTAATCTACGAGGTACAGACAAAGTTAGTATACCTGTAGTTGAAAAAGCTGATTCAGAAGGGCTAATAAACTTTATCGGATATAATAGTAGGTTAGTTACTCTAGCAAGAGATATACTATCGTATGATCTAGCAAACAATAGTTTATGTATAGAAGATACCTCTACTGGACTAGCAACTCTAAGTGAGAACATACCTGCTGCTCCTTTTTACATAACAATAGACCAAATACTAGCTAAAGGTTATTATAACGCTAATAGTTTTTTTGTCACAGGTTCTGAGAATACTTATGT